GTCTCGTTGCCTTTGGTGTAGCTATATTACTGGTTTCAACCGGAGCACTGCTGGCAAGTGTTGGGCTTGCCATAGTAGCAGGTGTGCTTCCGACCATTGTGCAATATGGAATTCAGGGAGCGGCTTGCATCGCAACCCTCGGAGCAGGCATGATCGTATTTGGCGCTGGGGCTGCAGTAGCCGGAGCGGGATGCATTGTCCTTGGTGCCGGACTTGTAGTGGTAGGTGCAGGGCTTGCATTAGTTGGCGCAGCTGTCCTGATAGCGGCAGCGGGTGTATTGTTTCTGGCAGCAGGAGCACTTGCCCTTGGCGCCGGTCTTACGGTAGCTGGGGCAGGACTTCTATTGATGGGAGCTGCATTCCCTGCTGTATCATCCGGAGCTTTAGCAATGGTAGGAGCACTGACAGCCTTAACAGCATTATCATTAGGTCTTGCGGCCGGAATGGGAGCATCGGCTGTTGTAGTGGTAGCATTTGGAGCTGCTATGGCAGGCGGCGCAGTTGGCACCCTTGCAATGGTGGTAGCATTAAAGTCTGTCAATTCAAGCATGAAATCCATAGCCGCTAATGCCAAAAGCGCTCAAAGCTCGCTCACGAGTATGCGAGCCAGTGTAAATGTGGTAAATTCCGGACTGGACGCATTGGGAAGTAGAGCAAAGTCAGCAGTTAATACATTGGTAAGACAATTTTCAAACGCAGAAGGAAAAGCAAGGAGCTCCGGGAATGCTGTTGGAAACAACTTCAATAACGGAGTCCGCAATGGAATGAACCGGGCAGTATCCACAGCAAGATCCATGTCTGCATCCACAGTGTCAGCAATGCGATCAGCTGGATCCGGTTCGTACAGCTGTGGTGTGTATATAGGAGCTGGACTTGCAAATGGTATGGCAAGTCAGGTTGGACATGTAAGATCTGTTGCAGCGCAGTTGGCAGCTGCAGCAGAGGCGGCAATCCGGGCGAAGGCGCAGATTCACAGTCCGTCAAGGGTGTCTGACAAATTAGGTAGTTATTTTGGCATTGGATGGGTTAATGCAATATTAGGAAAAGTTAAACTCGCAAGAAAAGCTGCAGCACAGCTGGTTCAAATACCAGAGCTGGCAACAATACCGGATATTGGCATGAATATTCGAACAAGTATCGATGATTTGAATGATGATTATGAATACACCAGAAATGAAACTTATACTATTTACATCCCTGTCGAAGTAGATGGCCGGCAGGTGGCAAAGGCAACGGCGAAATACACAAAAGAAGAAATTGAACAGCAGCAGAAAAGAGATCTTCGAAAGAAAGGCATGAGATAAGGAGGGCAGATATGTATAAATTTGTAGACACTACAGAGAGACAGGAAGAGCAGATACTGCCCTCCGAAGCTCTCAATTTTAACGGAGTCTATTTTGAAAATGTAATCCCCGGATATCGGACACTATATGTGTCCGGCCGGGAGATGATCGAAACAGAAATTACAGATTTGGATACGGAGATCATGGATGGATCCAGATATCGAAGAAAACGATATAAGCC